AGAATCAATAAGTCCCTTAGAGCGTGGAACTGCTGATATGAAAAACTTTAAACAATTTCTCTCAGAAAGCATCACTATAAATGGTGATTTTAATGGAACTCTAAATGTAGGAGGTTCCGAACCACAACAACAGCAGGAAACTTATTCTGCAGATATTGTATGGGAAGGTAAGATGTATCGTTTGGAAGTAGAAGGCAAAATACTTTCGAAGAAAGAACTTGCAGAACAAATTCAAGGAGAATATCCCGGAGCAATGGTTCATAATGTTTATCCTGGTGAGGTAAATACTTCAAGAATTAAAAATTCTCAAAGGTATCAACCTGAAAGATTATCGTGGAGTGACTAATGGCACAGTGGAATAAGAATACACAAGACTTTCTAAATCAAGAGAGAAGTCTCTTTGAGGTTTATAATATTGCTGATCACTGGGGAAACCAGACTGACTGGAGGCCTCAGTTTTCTGACAATAACAGACTAAAGGTTGCTCCCTTCCAAACAGTTTTCTTCAATACTTTCCAGTATACTAAGGAGACTGATGTTTGGGATGAGAGTGTAGTTGGTGTTGGAACTGCTACTTATAATCCTGCTTCCAGTAATATAGTTATGGAAGTTGGTTCTACTGCTGGTAGTAAGGTTGTAAGACAGACTAAACAGGTAATGAGATACATTCCTGGTAGACCGGCAACTCTCGCATTTGCAGTTCGTCTAGATACACCACAAGTCGGTATTCGCAGAAGATTTGGATTGTTTAATGAGACTGATGGTGCTTACTTTGAGGATGATGGAGGCACATATTCTTATGTAATTCGCAGCAGTGCATCTGGTATCACTACAGAAACAAGAGTAACCAGAGACAACTGGAACGGTGAAAAGTTTGATGGTAATGGATATACTGGTGTAACTGCTGATGCTACAAAACAGCAGATGATTTCCATTAACTATGAATGGTATGGTGCAGGTGGTGTAAAATTTAATTGGTTAATGAAAAATGAGACTATTGTTAGCCATGAATTTGAAAACTCAAATGTCAATGATTTAGTTTGGTGTAGAAGTCCATTCCTTCCAATTCGTATGGAGATTGAGAATGTAACTGGTGTTGCTGGAACTCATTATCTCTATCAAGGTTCTAATTCTCTCATTCAGGAAGGAGAACCAGAAAAACTTGGTACTTTGTTGAGTATCTCAAATCCCATTATAGGGACAACGATGTCTTCCGCAAACACTTTCTATCCAGTTGTGAGTTTGCGTCTTAAAGCAGAAGAACTTCAGGCAGTTATGTTACTGAGGTCTCTACAAGTAGCAACAAACGATAACACGAATGTATATTGGAGACTTTTTCAGAATGCAACTTTGACTGGTGCGGATTGGGAAGACCATCCAGATGAGAACTCCTTTATGCAATATGATACTACAGCAACAGCAGTCACTGGAGGACAAGCACTTCTTTCAGGATTTACAATTTCTGGTGGTGCCTCTCTGGTTGATGTTGATGATAAAGGAGCATTACAACTTGGAAGATCTGGTATTGGAACAATCAGTGATACTTATACTCTTGCTGCTGCTTCTCCCAACACCAACAAAGATGCACTTGCGGTACTGAACTGGATTGAACAGAGGTAATTTTTTATGAGTGACGTATATCTTGGCAATCCATTATTAAAAAAAGCAAATACTGCGATTGAGTTTACAGAAGATCAAATTATTGAGTATCTAAAATGTAAACAAGATCCAATTTATTTTGCAAATAACTATATTAAAATTGTTTCTCTTGATGAAGGTTTAACACAGTTTCATCCATATCATTTTCAAGAGAAATTAATTCATAATTTTCACAATAACAGATTTAATATCTGTAAGATGCCTCGTCAAACAGGAAAAAGTACTACTGTAGTATCATATCTATTACATTATGCACTTTTTAATGATAGTGTAAACATTGGTATTCTGGCAAACAAGGCATCTACTGCTAGAGAACTGTTAGGGAGATTAGCAACTGCATTCGAAAATTTACCAAAATGGATGCAACAAGGTATCTTGGTATGGAACAAAGGAAACATCGAATTAGAAAATGGCAGTAAGATATTGGCAGCTTCTACATCTGCGAGTGCTGTCCGAGGCATGTCGTTCAATATCCTCTTTCTCGACGAATTCGCATTCGTCCCTAATCACGTCGCTGACTCCTTCTTTGCATCTGTTTATCCTACTATTACTTCTGGTAAAAACACAAAGGTAATTATTGTATCCACACCACACGGTATGAATCACTTCTACCGTATGTGGCATGATGCGGAAAGAAATAAAAACGAATATATTCCCACAGAGGTTCACTGGTCAGAAGTTCCTGGTAGGGATGTTGTTTGGAAAGAACAGACAATTGCAAATACATCAGAAGAACAGTTTCGTGTAGAGTTTCAGTGCGAGTTCTTGGGTTCTGTTAATACGCTCATCAATCCAGCAAAACTCAAAACTTTAGTATATGAAGACCCGATACAAAGAAATGCCGGATTAGATATCTATGAGAGGCCAATTCCGGAGCACAATTATCTAATCACGGTTGATGTTGCTCGTGGTCTTGGTAATGATTATTCCGCATTTATTGTCTTTGATATCACAGAGTTTCCTTATAAGGTAGTTGCAAAATATAGGAATAATGAAATCAAACCAATGTTATTTCCGAACATTATATTTGATGTAGCAAAAGGGTATAATTATTCTTGGTTATTGATAGAGGTTAATGATATTGGAGATCAGGTTGCTAGTATTCTTCAATATGATTTGGAATATGAAAATATTTTAATGGCAACTATGAGGGGTAGAAATGGACAGATAGTTGGAACAGGGTTCTCTGGCAAAAAAACTCAACTTGGAGTTCGCACAACTTCGGCAGTCAAAAAATTGGGTTGTTCAAATCTCAAAACTCTTGTAGAAGATGATAAATTACTTGCATCAGATTATGAAATTATATCAGAACTAACTACATTTTCTCAGAAAGGAAACTCTTTCGAAGCAGAAGAAGGATGTAATGATGACTTAGCAATGTGTCTTGTAATATTTTCTTGGTTAGTAGCACAAGAATATTTTAAAGAGATGACTGAGAATGATGTAAGAAAGAGAATATATGAAGAGCAAAAAAATCAGATTGATCAAGATATGGCCCCATTCGGATTTATTTCTGATGGATTAGATAATGGAGAAAGTTTTGTAGATAATTCTGGAGATAGATGGTATGCAGATGAATATGGCGACCGTTCATATATGTGGGATTATAGGTAATGTCCTTTGATGATGAGATTGAAGTAGAGCATCTATTATTTTTTGATCGTAAATGTAGAGTATGTAATAAAGTAAAAAATTTAATTGATGACTACTACCTCACAAGAAAAGATAGAAAAACATTAGCATCATCATATTCATATGAATGTAAGGAATGTACGGTTAAGAGAGTAAGAAGAGGCAGAAAGAGCACTTTGTTATGGGAATATCCTGATTGGTAGGTATTCACACATCGTTTCCCCATTAGAAATACCCCTTTTCCTAAATATTTTTAGGTAAATTGGATGCGAGGAAAAAACAAGATGCCACTAAATTTAGCATCTCCTGGTATTGTAGTAAGAGAAGTAGACTTAACTGTCGGTAGGGTTGATCCAACCTCCGGTGGCATCGGTGCGATTGTAGCACCTTTTGCACAAGGTCCTGTCGATCTTCCTACAGTAATCGGAAGCGAGAAAGACTTATTAGATGTCTTCGGAAAACCATACGGTACAGATAAGCACTATGAGCACTGGTTAGTTGCTTCTTCTTATCTGGCATATGGTGGAGCACTCAGTGTTGTAAGAGCAGATGATACTGGTCTTCAGAACGGGTTTGTTGGTACTGCCGCAAGCATCAAAATAAAAAGTCTTGAGCACTACGAAGAACTAGGATATGATGAAAATCCTATTACTAATGTAGTTGTTGCCGCCAGAAATCCCGGTTCTTGGGCAAATGGTTTAAGAGTTGGTATTATTGATTCCAAGGCAGATCAAATTCTTACACTTTCTGCAGCACCTGCAGGATTTGCTGTTGGAATGGGAGTTACTCAAGCAATTTCTTCAACACTTCCAGGAGCAGGAACTACTTCAGTTCTTGATGGATATTTAAAAGGTATCGTCACTCAGGTTGCTGGTGTAGATGCTTACGTAAAAGTTCTTGAGCATGTCTCTGCAGCAGGAACTGTAACTGAAGTTGATTACCAACCATCCGGTGTTTATGCATTCTCTGGAAGTGGAAGTATAGCAATTCACACTAGTGGACAAGCAGCATCATACGCGACTACTTCTGTTACTGCACAGGCAGATTGGTTCGATCAACAATCACTTACTTTAACTTCTTCATCGACTGTTAAGTGGAATCAACTTGCAGATCGTCCAGGAACTTCCGAGTATGCAGCAGCAAGAGGTTCTAGATTTGATGAAGTTCATGTTGTTGTAGTTGATGGTGATGGAGATATCACTGGAAACTCTGGAACAGTTCTTGAGAAGCATCTATCACTATCAAAAGCAAAAGATGCTGAATTTTCTCTTGGTTCTCCTTCATATTGGAGGAAATTCATTGCAAATGGTTCACCAAACCTTTTTGCGGGATCACAACCAGCAGGTATTGTGACTACTGGATTCGTTAGTGGTGGAACTGGATTTGATCCTGAAACTGATGTATCTTGGAATCAAAATGCAGAAGGTATTACTTTTGGAGCAATTGGTAATTCTAACAACACATTAGGTGGTGGTTGGAATTATGATGGAGCAGGTAATATAGAAAATGATGGTGCATTAAGTGCAGGTCTAAGTGGATTGGTTACTGGTTACAGATTATTTGAGAATACTGAAAAGTATAATGTAGATTTCATTCTTATGGGATCTGCCGGATATGCTAAAGAAGAGGCACAGGCACTTGCGAATAAGTGTATTGCAGTTGCCGAAGCAAGAAAGGATGCAGTTGCATTCATTTCACCATATAGAGGTGCTGCAATTACTGATACCAATGATGATAGGGCAGTAAACATCAATTCAGATGAGACGATTACTGATAATGTAATCAGTTTCTACTCACCCATTACATCATCAACTTATGGAATTTTTGATAGTGGTTATAAGTATATGTTTGATAGGTTTGCAAATACCTTCAGATATGTTCCACTAAATGGAGACATTGCTGGTCTTTGTGCCAGAAATGATGCAAACAACTTCCCCTGGTTCTCACCAGCAGGAACAAATCGTGGTGGAATTCTAAATGCAGTTAAACTTGCATATACTCCATCTAAAGCACAGAGAGATAGATTGTATTCGAATAGAGTCAATCCAGTAATCTTCTCACCTGGTTCCGGTATTGTTCTCTTTGGTGACAAGACTGGATTCGGTAAGTCATCGGCATTTGATCGTATTAACGTTCGTAGATTGTTCATCTATCTTGAAGATGCAATCTCTGCTGCTGCAAAAGATCAACTCTTTGAGTTTAATGATGAAATCACAAGAACTAACTTTGTGAATGTTGTCGAACCATTCCTTCGTGATGTTCAGGCAAAGAGGGGAATCTTTGACTTTGTAGTTGTTTGTGATGAGACAAATAACACTGCTGCCGTTATAGATAACAACGAGTTTGTAGCAGACATCTTTATCAAACCCGCAAGATCAATCAACTTCATCGGTCTTACGTTTGTTGCCACCAGAACTGGTGTTTCATTTGATGAAGTAATCGGTAACGTTTAATCTAGAGGTTTAAGAAACAATGACTCGTCAACAAGTAAATACTTTACCACTAAGAACTATTAGTGATTTTAAAAGTAAATTAAAAGGTGGTGGTGCAAGACCCAATCTATTCGAAGTGGAACTAACCTTCCCTTCAGGTGTTGGTGTTCAAGATGAAAATGAAGTTCTTGACAATGCTAGATTTTTAGTAAAAGCAGCAGCACTACCTTCATCAACAGTAGCACCAATTGATATTCCCTTTAGAGGAAGAATCCTGAAAATTGCAGGTGATAGAACATTCGAAACATGGACTATTACTGTAATGAATGATACTTCATTCAATATCAGATCTGCATTTGAGAAGTGGATGAACTATATTAATAAATTGGATAACGGAACTGGTGAAACAGATCCCGCACTTTATCAAGTGGATGCTAAGGTAAATCAATTAGATCGTACCGGAACAGTTCTTAGAAAATATGTTTTCAAGGATGTTTTCCCAACTAACATCTCCACAATTGATTTAAGTTATGAAACGACTGATACTATTCAGGAATTTACCGTAGAAATGCAAGTCCATTATTGGGAAGCATACAAAGGTAATGGACCATCAGCAGGTGGTGAAGATATCTCCTAAATAATAAAATAGTAGTCTAAGTTAGTTTATAATATGGCAAAACTTTTTGGTTTTTCTATTGATGATGCAGAAAAGAAATCCAAATCTGTAGTTTCCCC